GTCCGGCCGTCCGGCGAAGTGATCCGGTACTTCGGCATCAGCGAACCTCCTGGATCGACCACCCGCCGGCGGGCGCGGCCGGCGCGTGCACGCCCTGCCCGATCAACCCGGCGGCGCGCTGCAACGTCTGCTGGATCACGCGCAGATTGTGCACGATGGCGTCGTGCGTCTGCGCGGTTTCGAGGTTGGCGATGCTGTTCTGCAGGATCTTGCCTTCCTGGTTCGACAGCGCGCCGAAGCCCGAGGCGCCCGTGGCCGACAGCGCCTTAAGCTTGCCGAGCGTGGTGAGCAACACCTGGTTCTTCACTGTCTCGAGCGCGTTCTGCGCGTCGCGCGTCTGCGTGTGCGGGATGTGGCCCAGCACGTCGCCGGTGAAGGTGCCGAGGTTCTGGAATCCGCCGGAGTGCATCAGCGAGTCGATGCCGCCAATGGCCTGGTTCACCGAATCCAGCGCGTCGGCGCGGGCGGCGGCCAACTTCTCGGCCTTGGCCGGGTCGGCGTTCTTGCTGCCTGCTGCAGCGACCACCTTGAGGTTGCCGAACCCGTCGGTTTGCGCCACGGTGCCAGCCGGCAAGCCTGCGGCGGCCACTTCGGCTGGCGAAAGCGTGTGCGACTGCTTGGCGTTGAACTCGGCAATCTGCATCGCCTGAGACTGCTCGGCGCGGATGTCGGCCGGCTTCGGCATGCTCCGCAACTGCTGCGGCAGCTGGCCGATCTGCGCGGTCGCCATGTTCGGCGCCTGTGCGTAGGCGCCTTCGTTGGCGCGAATGGACGCCTGCACCGCCGGTGGGAGGCTCGGGTCGATCTGCACGGGGCGGCCATCGGCGCCGGTGAACTGCGTCGGCGCAGCCTGTTGTGGCGCGCCGCCCAGCGTCACGGGCGAAGCGGCCAAGTTCGACTTGTTGACGCCGTAGAACCCCTGCCCGTTGTCGATGATCTGCATGTTGGGCGCGTTCTGCCCGATCACTTGGTGCGAGCCGTCGCGCATGACCGCGACCCGGTTGCCCTGCGTGTCGACGTAAGTCGACTGCACGGCGCCGCCCGGACTGCCGATGGTGGCGAGCTTCTGGATCGCCGGCAGGAACCGCGGGTCGTAGGTCGTCGGCACGGGAATGCCCACGGCGTGCGCCTTGGCGGCGAGCGCGGGGTACATCTGCTGGGCGGTGGCGGGGTCGGCTTCGGCGATGGCCGCGAACTGGCTGGCGGACTGCACGAGGTCGTCGTGCGCGGCGCTGTCCTGTCGGCCGAGCCCGGCCTGCGCGGTTGTAGCGCCTTCGACGCCGGTCAGCTGGGCGATCTGCGCGAGCAGTGCCGGACGCTGCTCGACGGGCGCCTGCATCGCCTGCGCGTACAGCTGCGCGGCCTGCTGGCTGTTGCGGCGATCGCGCTGCGCCTGGCCGAACTGCAAGCCCTGCTGGAAGCCGCCCAACAGGTTCGGCTGCTGGATCATCTGCGAAACTGGAAGGATGTCGGCCATGTCAGTACCACTGCCCCGTGTTGGTGTTGGCGCGGTTTCCGTAGTACTGGCCGACCAGCCCGGCGAGCTGGTTGGTCGCGTTGCCCCAGGCGTTCGCGGTGTTGGCGTAACTCGAGGCGCGCGCGTTGGCGCCGTTCATGGCGTTGTTGCCGATGTTGGTCGCCATGTTGGCGCCGAGCTGGCCGAGGTTGGACGCAGTGACCTGCCCCTGCCCCGCGCGGCCAGCGAGCTTGTTCCAGTAGTCGTTCGCGTTCTGCTGGGCGAGCCCTTGTCCGAACTGCATCAGGTCGGCGGAATGGCCGCCGCTGAACAGCGAGCCGCGCGCGGCCGCGCTGCGGTCGGACAGCTTGAGCCCTTGATCAAGCGCGAATTTGTAGTCCGGCGAGTTCTCGAAGCCGGACCAGTCCCCGTTGAGGAACGCTTGCTGTCGGCCGAGCGCGTCCTGCCCGGCCTGCAGGAACGGCAGCTGATCCTGCCGCGACTGGTCGTACTCGCGGCGCTGCTCGTCGGTGGCGTACTGCGACGCCGCCTCCTGGCCCTTGGCACCGGCCTTGCCGGCCTGCGACTGCTTGTTCGCGCTGTAGATGCTGGCAACGGCGACCGCTGCATAGCCCCATGGCATGGTCAGTTCTCCTGCGGCAACAAGCCGCGCGCTTGCAGCTCCCGCAACACGTCAGCGTCGGGAGTCCACGTTCTCGGGTGGGGTTGCACCTGCATGTCGCGCAGCAGGCGGTAGCGCACGGCGTCGAAACGCACGTCAGGCAATAAAAAAGCCCACAGGTCGTGGGCTTTTTCTTCGTTCCAGAGATCGGCGAATCGCCATCGTCGAGCGTCGACGCGGGCGAGTTCGGGAGCCAATACGCCCACCTGCCCGAGCCCCATGCGCGCCAACGAGGCGTCGCAGTCGGCCGGGTCGCGCTCGATCACCGCGATCGGGCAGTCGAGCCGGTCTAGCCACTTCGGCATCAGGTAGCCGCCGGTGCAGCTCACACCGAAACGCCGACCATCGCGCGGCCACTGCTCCGGCAGGAACCGGAACGGGTCGTGCAGGCACAGCGTCGCGTCCGTGGTCAGCCAGTTGGCGCACCACGTCGTGCCGGACCGCGGCAGGCCCAGCACACAGAAGTCGACGTTCATTTGCAGCAGACGATCAGGGTGATGCGCGGCACCGGGGAGTCATTCACCACCCAATGCGTGATGTCGTTGCGGAACTCGTACACGTCGCCCGTCTCGGGGCGCAGTTCGGCATCGTCGAAGCAGAACGCCTGGCCCGGATGGCCGCTGATCTGCACGCCGATTTTGCGGTACGTCTCCGCGTGCCAGCCGCGGTCGATGTGCGGTTCCACGCGGCCACCTGGGGGAATGCGCGTCACCAGCACGCCGCCGAGTTGCGATGCACCGGCGAGCCGCTTGGCCTGCCGCGCCAGCGACCACAGCGCCGGCACCTCATGCACGACCGGATACCACACCGACTCGTGCGGGCCGTTGAACGCGACCGCATCGCCGGTGAAGTTCTCCCAGGCGTTGTAGCGCACCCAAATGTCGTCGACCTGCCGGTGCACGTACGCTTCGGTCCGCACCGTGTGCCGGTTCCACACCTGCGGATTCGCGTCGAGCTGCTTCACGGCCTGACTCACGTCGAGGCGGCCGATCAAGCGAATGGGGCTCACGTCGTCTCCGGGAACGGCGTGGTCGGCGGCGTGAAGTTGGTCGTGTAGCGCCCGCACTGCGTGATGCGCGCCGCAGCGATGTAGACGTTCGACGTGTTATTGAGGTCGATGCCGGTTCCGCCCCACGTAACCACCTGGCCGTTGTAATCGGTGGTATCGCTGACGTTGCCGCCGCGCTGGACACCATTGACGAAGTAGCGACCGACGCCCGCGGAGCGGCTGTAGGCGAAGTGTGTGGCCGTGCCCACAGGAACCGCGGTCGGCCCGATCGTCGTGCTGCCCAACGTTTTCAGGAAGTAGTTGCCGTTCGAGAACGTGTGATCGGTCGAAATGTCCTTGATGCCGCTGACGCCGTCGCTGTCCCAATTCGTGAAGATCGGGTTGAAGCGATTGGTCGCGTAGTCAACGACCCATGCCCAGCACTCGATCGTGAGGTCGCCGGTGCCGAAGGCGAAATCCGGATCGGTGCAGGTGCATGTCGTGCCTGCGGTGCCGTCGAGGTGCAGCGATCCGGTGTAACCCTGCGCCGAGTGCAGGGTGCTGACCTGCGCGTGTCCGGCCAATACCCACGTCTTGCCCTTTTCGTCGGTGATGGTGGTCGCGCCGTTCGCCTCATTGAACTTGAGCAGCGAGACGACTTCATCCCAACAGGGGTCGTGCGCGCCCGGCTCGACCGCGACCGTCGTCAGGTCGGGCAGCGGGGTGCCTACGGCGCAATCTGACGCAGGCGTGACCGTCCAGGTATAGGTATTGCCGCCCGCGCCGACCTGCACCGTGCCACCGACGTGGTAGCCGGTGAGTGCCAGGCCCGGCGGCAGTTCGCCGCTCAAGGTGAGCGTCACCTGCTGCCCCGGGTAGGCGGGCGCGACCGTGTAGTCGAAGCTCACCACGTCGCCTTCGGTGAGGCTGTCCGGCAGGTTGCCCGACACGGACGGCGGGGCGAACGCGGTGGGCGTCGTTTCCGGGCGCCCGGTCGCCGCTTCGACGCGGAAGCCGTTCACCGTGACCGGGTTGCTGTCGGCGTGCAGCACGCTCGTCCGCAGCCGCCGCGGCATGATTTCGCACCCTTCGAACGGATAGTCCCACGCGATGCGGTAGAGCTTGCCGTTCTGGTAGTCGCCGCCAACCCACTCGTTGCCCCACTTCACCAGCGTGTTCACGCGCCAGCGGTTCAGGCCGAACGACTCGCGGCGATGCCATTTCTGGCTCGCGACGTCATACCCCCACGTCTGCCCGTCGCCCCAGGTGAGGTAGTAGACGACGTGCCCGTTGTCCTCGTAGGTGAACGCGAACGCCTTGGTGGCGTCGAGGTCGCGGAAGGCGACTGCCATCGGCTGCGTACTGATCGGCACCGGCGTGTAGCCGTTGAGCCGGTACACGATGCGGTCGTCGCCGAGGAAGAACACCGAGTTGTCGAGGCGGCGGATCGTGTTGCCATTGAGGCAGCCGCGCTCGATCACCGAACCGCGCTGCAACTGGAAGGCCGTGGCGGCCGCATTGTTCTCCGGGTCGTTCACCCACGGTTCGATCGTGCGGGCGCCGAACACGAGCACTTCGTTGTGCGAGCCGATCAGCCCCATGATCGCGTCGGGCGAGGTTTCCGCGCCGTAGCGGTCGAGGGTGTTGTAGCTCAGCGCGTCGACGAGGTCCGAGTGATACCAGAACCGGCCCAGCGGCTCGACGCCGACGATGTACTGATTGAGGAAGTCGCAGGACTTGAAGCCGGCGAAGCCGTCGTCGGTGATCTGCGTGAACGCGCCCGTGACCGTGTTGTAGACGTAGCCGCTCGATCCATTGCCGACGACCAGCTGGTTGCCGCTGGTGATCTGGTTGTAGGCCATGCATACCCGGCCGGTGCCGGGGATCGTGCCGCGGCTGGTGGTCGTGCCGTCCTTCGCCACCTCGTACAGCGCGGTGCCGGACACCACGAACAGCGTGCCCTCGACGCTGATGGCGCCGCGGTGCGGACCGTCGCCGATGCTGGCGAACACATCCAAGCCTGGCGCCGTGCGGTACAGCGTCCGCGAGCGCGCGCCGGCCTGCTGGGCGAACAGGGGCAGGTAGTTGACGACGTCCTGTTGCGTCCACTCGCGCGCCTGGTCGTCGTAGCTGCCATCGGGCAGCGGGAAGTCCTGCCAGTCCGCCGCGCCGTTGACGAGGATCGCGGCGGCGTAGAGGTCGGCGCAGAACGGCGAGGTGTCGCACGTCTCCCACACACGCCGAAGCGCTTGGCCGAGCTGACGCGCCGTCAGCTGCTTTCCAAATGCACCCGTCGCACCGGCGTTGAGGTCGCGGAAGGCCGCCCAGTTGCCGGCGTCCTTCGTGTAGCGGACCTGGATGACGTGGTCGGTCATCGGTCAGCCGGTGGTGATGTTGTAGCCGCCACACCAGCCCTCGCCCATCGGCAGGTCGTCGTAGCTGATGCGGTTGAAGGTGTTAGCGATCACGTCGGCGCGCAGGGCGGCCAGGCCGTCCGTCGCCATCTGGATCACGTCGGGGTCGATCGCCACGCCGTAGCGCGCACGCAGGCGCACGGCGAGGTTGTAGGAAATGGCCTCCTCCGCTTCCGCGGGGGCAGGCAGGGTGTCGTCGGGTGCGGCCACGTCGGTCCACCCGACCGAGACGCCATCGGCCTCCCATCGCTGCATCATGCCGTTGAGGGCGCGGATTGCGTCCTGCATGGCCTGCGCCTCGACGGCTTCGGCCGCGTCCTGCACCCGCAAGTGCAGCAGGGCATCGCGCACGATGCTGGAAACCTGGGTCATGGCGACTCCGGAAAAGAGCGAGGGCCCCGAAGGGCCCCCGCAGTGCCACGGTGGATCAGTTGTTGTGGAAGCGGCACGCGAGCTGCGGGCGCAGCGTCTTGTAGCCGTACA